GGCCCTCTGTCGGGCATTTGCGCGGTCGGTGCACGCTTTCTCGGCGGCAATGCGGCAGGGTTCGCAACGTTTGCGCTTGGCGGGGGCGGGCTTGCCGCAGTCTAGGCAGGTCATGGGCAGGCCTCCCTGTATGAGCACTTATCAACCGCGTCCGGCTTATAGGACAGTCCGCAAAAGGTGCGGTTGCAAGTCCGGCAAACTTCGGGGTAGCTTGCAAACTTTGCCACCTCCCCCTCCGTGAGCTCCGCGTGGATCTCTTCGTAACGTGCGCTGCCGGGGAGGGGGATCTCAGCAAACATGCGGTTGCGCTCGTCCTCAACTCCGTGGCCGTAACCGTGAGCCATGGCGGTTCTGTAGTGAAATCCGACAATATCGGCAAAATCACCTTCTATGCAGTGGACCGCCAACAACCCCTTGACGTAGCCCCAATGGGCGGCGGCTAACTGCTCTGCGCGTTCTTTCTCGGTCATACTCCCTCCTGGTTTGGCTCATAGTAAGGGCAAGCCACATTCGGGCCTGCCGCACAATCATCGCGGGGGCAATCATCCTTGGCAACGCAGGGAAGCGGCCCCCCTATCCTCCACCCTAGTGACCGGAGCCACGTGATAGCATCGTTGGCCCCCTCCATCACCTCAGCCATCCAACCGCGATGCCGCAGATCGTCAAGCCATTGGCGCTGCTCGTCTGAAACCTTTCCGCCCTTCTGCCGCTTTAGCTCGATTGCCACGCCTTTGCAAGTGTGGTTGTAAGGCGGCGCGTCCAGTATGAGGAAGTCGGGAAAACCCGCTTTCATCCCCATTGCCTTGAGCCGCCCCCCTGCCGCCTTACTGCGCTTTCCTTCGTTCGGGCAATGGACCCAAAGGACGCCTAGAAGGTTGAGGTATCGCGCCACCGCCAGATGCTCCACGTCCTCAGTCGGATTGAAGCCCTTGCTCTCTATGAGCTGCTGGAAGGTGTCCTTCCCGCGCTTGGCCTGGTAGTCGGCTAGTTCTTCCTCGGTCATTCGCATCGGAAGCTCACAGACTCGTTATAATATCCGTTGCTCTCCCCGTACCAGCTAATGGTGACGTAGCCCTTGACGGTTGCCAGTTTGTAAAAGGTCCATGTAAAGCTGTCTTGATATTCCGGCACGGTCACGCCTTCGGGGGTTACGTCGTGGTCGCTAGTCACTTCCTCAGCCATCAAAAGCGGGGTGCCTATCAGATCGTTCAGATCGCCCACGATGTCCACGACATCGCATGAGGCGCATCAATCCTGTTCGTAATACAGCGTCGCCTTTTGCCCATCAGTAGTGACGAAAACCATAGTTCCGTCGCCCACCCCGCCAACTATCTCAACGAGCGTCTTGCCTTTCAAATCCTCAAACTTTTGCATATCTACTCTCCTTCTGCAGCCTCGCGCCACATCGGTTTTGGGTTAGCAGAGCATCCGAGCCGCAGGCACTCCTTGCAGTCGGGGTGACGCAGCGTGCGGAAGAGGGCGCAGGAGGCGCAGTTGCCGGCTATGAAGCGGGGGAGCTTGGCTTTTGTGGGCGCTCTCATGATGCCGCCGCCGTTATCGCCTCGTCAAGCCACTTGATAGCATCGTTGACCTTCGACATGGGCAGATCCTCCACATGGGCAAGGGCGTACTTCGCCTTGAAATCATCGCGGGGGATGCCGGACTTGGTGATCTTGCCATTAAGTAGCTTAACCTGCCCTTCCGTGGCTTTCTTCTCTCCCCCTTGCGGCTGTGTGCCGGTGGTGCTTGTTTGCCCCTGTGCGGCAGATTTGGCGGATTCTTGCTGCCTTTGCTGCTTCGGCTTCTCTTCTTTGCCCTGTGTGCTGTCCAGCGCGTCATGCTCCACTATGTCAAAAGCGGCAACGTAGAGGTATCTTCTCAAATAGGTCTGAATTGCGCCCAAGTTCTGAACAGGATGGCAACCTTTCAAATCTGCGGTTGACATCGGAGAGGCAAAAACAAGGACTTCTTCCTGCTTTTCCGCATTGACGATGGTCAACGTCGCCTCGTCTTTGGTGAAAGAAATCATAGTGCAGAGATTGTGCTTGTCGCAAAGGTCCACGATGTGCGGCAAGAAGTCGCCAAGCTCCATGTACTGGTAACCTGCAAACTTGTTATTGCCGCTCTCCTTAATCTCCAGCGTTTTAAGTTCCACGCGGCACTTTTGCAGCTTCTGGTAAACGTTCATTATCCCTCCCTACCAGTTGATCCTAAAATCAATATTGCGTCCTGCCCAGCATATCGCTAAGAATGCCACCCCTAGCAGCATCAGCACCCCTGCAATGGTACCGCCCACTGCCCACAGTACCCACGTTGGTATCACTATGCTCATTTCTTCCCCTCCTTCCACTTGCGGCTCTTGCACTCAGGGCATTCAACAGGAGTTTTTCCACTGTTTTTAGGAGTCCAGTGATACCCGCATGTGGGCCTTTGACACAAATACTCCCATGTGTCTTTAGGTCCAAGATCAGGCAGATGGTTAGAGTGATGTTCCCCGTTGATAAGATACAAATTACACCTCCTATTCGATGTATTCTACTGCCATGTTTGGGTTGCCAAAAAACTTTATTACTTTGCCAGTGTGCCAGTCAATAGCGGCATACTCGCAGTTGATAGAGTTCTCGGCGCGGTTGATTACTATACGGGGGTCGCGGTTGTCGCCATACGTACCGATAACAGAAAAATTGCACTTACCCCAACCTTCTAAGATGCCGTCCCATGTGTCCATTTCGCCACGGGTAAACAACTCTTTGGGTTGGAACTGGGAGTACGTCCCGCTTCTGTCACATTTGTTCCACACTTTCTGTGAAGCGCAGCACTTGCCTTCCCATCGTTTGCAGTTGTGGCATGGTGGTTTCATGTAATCCCCCTAGAATTTGACTACCCTTGTAGCAAGCTGCAAAGGGCTTTTCTCCTTGCCAACATAAGTCTGATTGAAATCAGCCTTAGCAAAAGCGGAAATAGTGGCCGCTGCCGTTTCGGAAGGTTCGCCACAGTTCCAGTAAAGGGAAATACGGCTATCATGTTTGCCAAGCCATGCCATGTCAACCTGCGGGACAGACTTTTTAACCAAAGTCATGATGCTGTCTTTGTACAGGTGGTACGGCTCGGCGTGGCACATAATGACTCCCTCTATAAGTGATGGTGTATTTATATCATAGTCATAGTCATAGTCAACAGGAAAGTGGAAATTATTTTATGCCACAAAAAAAGAGGCCCGATACTGGCACCTCTCTTTTTATCCTATGCCTATGCCTGGCCGTTCATCCACCGGCAGTCAAAGCGGCCTGGAAGTGCTAGTAAATCCCCCCTTTCTCTAACTTCCGCTCTATCTCCTGCACCCTGTCTTCCATGTCAATGACTCGGCGCACAGCCTTTGCACCTAGCACTATATCAACCACGCGCAGGGTAGCCCAAATAACCGCTGCTGCGAAAATACCTGTACCGATTTCCATCCCCTTCCCCCTTATGCCGCCCTCAAGGGCGGGTTAGTCCTCATCCTTCTGAGGCAGACACAGCCAGTATTGGTGCTGCTCGTCCACCCGCTCGTAGGGCTTCATACGGTCAATATCCCATGTGGTTTTGGCCTCAATCAGCGGGTAATCTGCATCGTTGAATCCGTAGGCGGTTTCCATGCGGCCACGCTGCCCCCCACCGCCGAACATGGTCCCGCTCGGATCGCTGAAGCTGCTAAACACGGTAAGCTGGCTGCGGTGCGCCGCCATGATCGCATCCCACACCGCGCCAGTTGTTTCAACTTTTTTGTAATCGCTCATAGGTTCCTCCACCCCGCGAGCGACATAGCCTTAAACCCCCTCGCCCTTGCTGGCCCGATAGCCCTCATCCGCGCCCAATGGCGAAGGTAAGGCTCGTGGCCGGTGATGATGCCGCTGTAGATTTCATCCATCAACGTATCCTCAGTGAGCGGCCAACAGTGAGCACCGCGCCGGGGATTTCAATCCCGGCCTTGAGGTCAGCCTTGATGCGGTCTTTGTCGGGCGTGGTGGTAGCCGGAATGACGATCTTGTAAGCGTTCGGGATTGCCGCTTCGTCGGTGATTTCAAGAGACGGCGGGTTGTTCTGGATGCCGAGCGTGAACGTGCCGGCGGTAATCTTCTCCGCGCCCATCAGATCCATGCATTCCTTGGCGTACTGCTTGACGCGGGTGATGGTGTTCTCAAAGGCTTTCCGCCGCGCTGCGATGCGCTTCTCTTCGGCCTTGAACACGTCAACCGTGCTCTCCATATTTTTGATGAAGTGGCAGACGTTCTCGCCCTTCTTTTCGATGTCGCCGATTGCCGCAGACAGCAGCTCATCGCTTACCTCGTCGGTTTCGATCAGCTCCATCATTTCTTTGCTCATTGCATACAGCGTCAGTCCCTTGCTCATTTACTCCCCCTTTTGTGCCAGTATCAACCGGCGTATCTCGGATATGGTGCTATCGTCCATGAAGCACAGGATTTCCCACCCTTCGCAGTAAACCTCCACAATGTCCACCTCTTCGGGGTAATCTGGCTCTTCGGGCGCTCCAAAGCTGTTTCTGTGTCCCTTCTCTGCGCGTGTCCCTTCGAACTCCACCTCCAGCGGGACGCCGCGCACGGTGACGGTCATTTTCTCAGGCATTATCGGCCCTCCTTGCGTTGTCGGCTAGCATGGCGGCAAATGCACTGAGGTCTGCGGCCTCTTCTGCCACTCTTTGGGCTGTTCCTTTGCCGCTTTTTAGCTCCCACAGCGCCACAAAGAGTTCTTCGTACTCGATCATGAGCAACCGCAATAGTTCATGCGGAGTTTGGTCCCCCCAGTCACCTTTGGCAACATTGCGCGGGAGGGTGAGGTTGCGGTACATCTGCCAAGCATGGCGGATCACTAGCATTGCGCGGGATATGTGGGCGCTCATTGCGGGTCGGTCCATGTGAAGGTGAGAGTGCCGCGCTTGTCCAGAAACTGTTTCAAATTTAAAGCCGCTGTCGGGTCATACGGGTAGATAATGCTGCAACTGCCGGGGCCTTTCGTCTCATGCCAGCCGCACTCCACCGTCACGCTCTTATCCACCGGCTGCGGAATGGCGCGGCGGTAGGTGCCTACAAGACAAACGATGTGCTCACCTTCGGCAATGCCGGGGGAAGACCCTGCACCGTACCAACGCTCCGTCCCTTGGGCGTCAATGACGATGTAGCGTTTTTCCTTCACCTCCTCGTACTGCGGTTCGGGGTGCAGGATGGCGTTGATGCGGTCAAGATCGCGTTGCGCGGCTTTGCTGTAGTTTTCCGGCATATGCCGTGTGCAAACCGTTAGCGAATCTACCGCTACATCCAGTGCCTTCTTTGTCCTCTCCAACTCCGTCATACCCTCCCCCCTTGTCCCATCTGTGATAGCGCGGCGTCAACCTGCGCCTGTGAAAGTGTGATGTTGTGCAAATTGGCAATCTCGGCGCGTAGGCGCTCGTTCTCGGCGGTGATGCGGCGGTAGTTTTCCTCAACTATGGCGTCTAGCGTGGCGCGGATGGTCATTTCAGCCCCCCGTATGCGACAGCAATCGCCATGATGAAAAGAATGGTCGCCCATGCCATGAACCCGGTGCTGCGGTACTTGCGCATTTTGTTGCTCATGTTGCCCTCCAAGTCATTGAATTATGCCGCCTTGGGTGCCACCATGGTCTTGATGAACTCCACAGCCGCAAGATAGCTCTGGCGGTGCTCTGCAATGATGTGTTCACTCGCCTGTTCGGTGAACTGTTCCAAACTACCACAGAAACAACCGGTTTTCAGTTCAACGCGCTTGTCGGTAATGAACACTTGCAGGTAATCGGAACGACTTCCCATGGGACCAATGCAAAAGTATTTCACCAACATTTCTTCGTCAGCGTATTTTGCGCCCTGAAGGTCTGCGCCCCGAAGGTCTGCGCCCCGAAGGTCTGCGCCCCGAAGGTATGCGCACCGAAGGTATGCGCCCCGAAGGTCTGCGCCCTGAAGGTATGCGCGCTGAAAGTATGCGCCCTGAAGGTATGCGCCCCGAAGGTCTGCGCCCCGAAGGTCTGCGCCCCGAAGGTCTGCGCCCTGAAGGTCTGCGCACCGAAGGTATGCGCACCGAAGGTCTGCGCCCCGAAGGTCTGCGCCCCGAAGGTCTGCGCCCTGAAGGTATGCGCGCTGAAAGTATGCGCCCCGAAGGTATGCGCACCGAAGGTCTGCGCCCCGAAGGTCTGCGCCCCGAAGGTCTGCGCGCTCGCCGCCATCTTCGTCATGCAACCACTTATCATGCACATCAAGAATTTCTTTTATTTCCTGCACTGTGTACGTTTTCACTTATCCCTCCTTGGATTTTATTATGATACCAAGTCTTTAACCTTGACCCGCAATGTCACTGCTACCCTTTTGGCATTGTTGGCGGTTGTCGGCTCCCCACCCTCCCAACGGATGATGGTGCGCTCATGGTAGAGCAGCGCATCCGCCAGTTGCTTTTGTGTCATGCCACGTTGCTCTCGGATACTCTTGAGATTCGCTAAAACCACTTATGTCACCTCCCTTTCTGTCAAACGTAGGTGAAAGATAGCAGGTGCTAAAAGTCATGTCAACGGGAAAATTACAGAGAGTGAAAATAAAAAAGCCCACTGAGTAAACAGCGGGCTTGAGAGAGAAAAAAGCCCCGGCACGGGAGGAACGCGCCGGGGGTGCCAAGTGGCTAGAGGGGTTATGCTTTTTTGCGCTTTCTGGCCAAAATCATATCCTTGTTGGCCGCGTAATGCTTGATTCGCGCAGCTTGCACCTTTTGAGGGTCGCGGACAGCAAGACCGGCGTCGTAACGCCTTTTGCTTTCTATGCGTGCGCACTCCTTGTGATAAGGGGACCCGCCCAATCTATTCAAGTTTTCCGGCTTATCCCATGCTTTGCAGTACGTGCACTGCCTTAAATAAGGGTCCCCGCACTCGGCTAATGCACGTTGGCGCTGGTGAATCAGAAAATGCTCTTTTTGATCCTGGCATACCACAAGATTTTCAACACGGTTGTCTGACTTGACACCGTTTATGTGGTGTATGACTTCTTTGTGTGTTATCCCCCTGCCCACAATCTTTTCCGCAACAACTATATGCTCATAAACGTAACCCGACTTAAGAGCGCGGGGGTGGTCAGGCATGAACAAACAAATGTAGCCATGCGATGTTTTATTCCTGCCGCCCTTCCATCCAAGGGCTTTTTCTTTTTTGCCGTTATTGTGCCCCGAGATAAACCGTCTGTGGTCGCCTCTCTTAAATCCGCCTTTTGTAGACGACTGAGTGCACACCCCTGTTTGTTGCCCGCATCCGCACTGGCAATAACCTGTCAAAACTGTGTTGTCCATTTGTGCAGCCCCCTTTTGAATTGCATGAGCCACACCTTACCACTTTTGTCATGTATCTACAAGCGTTTTGTTTGCCACGGCCTTGACATAGGCAGACATAAAATGGTCGCTCACTTGTAACAGGTGGCAGTCGTTGTCGTGTATAGATACAGGTTTACAATGGTGCCTATACAAAAACTTCGGCACCATTGGCACGGGGTCGTCGTCGCGAACTATCCTGACATGGTCTAATACAGGTGTACTGCCAAACCGCCAATATACTCTAGGGCTTCCAAACGTGACAAGTTTGCAACCGGTGTGCTCTGCCAACAGGGTTGCCACCGCGCCTCCAAGGCTGTGGCCGGTAGCTATCACGTTGCCGCCTCTGATGGTTGGCATACCACCGGTGCAAAGTTCTCGGAATGCGCGGATAAACCCTTTGTGGGCCAAATACCCACCGCATGACCTCGCCGGGAAAGCGTGGGCGTCAGTCAGCCAGTTATCAAGATTTGCCGTACCGCGTATGGCAACAATGGTTCCATGCTCAGTGGGGAACACTCCGTACCTAAGATCGCCAACTGTGACAAAGCCCTGTGCGGAGTCGTCGTAACTGTCAAGACATAACTTGGCGCATGTCAATATCACTCGCCACCTCCCTTTGCGCGGCCTCATTCTTCTGCCGACAGTTCCGGCACTCCACAGGGTTACGTTTGGCGCACTCTTGCACGGTGTTTGTGGGGCATTGCCCCATGATGTAGGAACAGTAGCGGCTCATTTTGCCACCTCCTCGCCCTTTACCTTGTCGTAAACCTTCCCAAGACTCGCCACGCCGACAGCCCACACTGTGCCAAGCGGCCCCCGATTGTCCACCTTGATCTGCACCGCCGTGTCCCTGTAGTCCACCACGCCGTCGCTCTGACACCGGATGCGGTAAATTTGGCCGTTAGGGGCCATTACGGAGGATTCACGGGCGCCGAGGCCAACGCAGCCGGGGAGAAAAAGGGCCAATGAAATGAGCGCCCTACGCAATGTTAATCTCCCCTCTTTTCCACATTGCTTGCCGCTCCCGCCACTTCCCAGCCTGCACATGAGGTAAATCTAAGATGCTTTTGAAATGCCCACCCCACTCCAAGCCCAACGACTCCGCAATGGCCCCCATCTGGTCAAACAACTTACGGCTAGCCCCCCAATCAAAATTCTTGCCGTCTGCTTTCATCGGCCACAGGTCCACCGCATAGCCAAAATTGTGCGCAGATTGCCCCGGCTTGGCGTTGGAGACCACCTTGCCGGGGGTAGTCCTGCCCTGTGCAAATATCGCCCGCTGTTGAGCCATTGTGCGCTTTGCGTCACTAATGCCCCATCGCCGGTTGGTTGCGGCTTCGGTGCGCTTAATCAACTCCTCAACTTGGGGCCGAAAGTCCGGCTCTAGCGTTTCTATTCGGCTCATATCACCCGCCCGTTTTGGTCAGTGTTGGCAAATATGCCGGTTAACTTGCTCATGGGGCCTCCTTAAAAGTTGCGGCCAATTTCATACGCCCTACCGTAAGCGGTCACATAGAAAACAATCATCTGCCCATACTGTGACATTACTGCATCTGCGGTGTATGCGAGCGTTCCCGTATGCGTAACGTCGTTTACAGATATTGTTGGAGATAGAGTCGGTTTGAGAACAATATTGCCGGTCCCTGAAGTGTGTTTTATTGTGACCGTGCGGGTTGTCTGATAATTCCACAAAACAAGGATGGAGTGAGGTGTCAAACCTTCAAGCGTCGTTATGGTTGTGTTAGACCCGGCAGCAGCAACCACCGCGCCGAGGGTAAGTTCCCCCATTCCTCTACAATGAAGAGTCGCAGTCGCCGTTCCGATCCCCTCAAGTTGTGCTGCTCCCACCCCTTCGATAACGTTGTCAACAAACCCATGCGGAGGCATCGAAATTATTCCAACACCTCCTTGTGATGCTGCATTGGGTCTCATGTTGCGTATGTATGGCATTCTTAGTACAACGGCGGGGTTGAAGTTGAAACCTTCGCAGTCAAGAAACTGGTTATACAGCGAATCCGCAGAATCTATTTCTACGTTAGAATCAGTGATAGTTGAGCCCGCAGCTTTACATCCTTGGAAAATATTACCAAAGCAAAGAGCACCAGAAATTAGAATTCCATCAAGACCTGCGGGGCCTTTATTTGTGCGCTGATTTATAAATTTGTTTCCGCTTGCCCCATTGGTTAAATAGACGCTGTATTGATGGTCCTCCGTGTAGCATCCATCAAAAACAAAATCATAAGAGCGGTTTAGGTATATGGCTATCCCGCCTGTTGCACCGTAAGCGTGGTTGCTTTCCAGCAGACAACCACTAAAAACGTTACTAGATGCGTCTGTAAGCGTTCCTCCGGTGGTCCCGGCAGACTGAACGCCAGCTAGGTCATTCATGCTGATAGTCACACCATTGAAGTTGTTTGCATTTGCTGCACCGCCGTCAAAAAGCACCCCGTAACGGTTAAACCTAAGAAACGTTTTCCCTTCGACGTGGACCTTTATTGCGCTGCGCAATCTAAGCCCTTGCTTAAACCCTTGAATAACACAGTCTCGGATTACCGTGTTGTACGCGGTATTTACGTTGGTAGTGTCACCCGCTGCCCTCTGCATTCTTACGCCGGACCCTTGGCTTATAGTCATCTGTCCAGCGTAGTAGTTGTTAGGCCCGGTAAGCGTCAGCCCTTCAAGAGTGTGCCCACCATAGTTTTCATTTTGCGCCGTTAGGTCGATGCAATCGTGTGTCCCTGCAACGGTTATTGCGGAACCCGTTTTAGAGAACAATTTGACCTTTGTACTGGTTTCGGGGAAGTCTATGACTGCGGAAATCGGATAGTTGCCAGCCGTGAGCTCTACGGCCCCGCCGTTGGCCACCACTGCAATAGCTTTGCTTATACTAACCAAGGCGTCCTCGGCCACCGCACCAAACCACTCAGGGTAAACATGTTTCGGCCCTGAAATGGCCCCCGTACCGTTGAAGATTTTAGCCAACGGCCACCGCGCCGGGGTGCCGGAGTAGGTTATGGTATACGCGCCATGATTAATAACCGCGCCGTTAACCGGCACAAGTTCAACGTCTGTGGTGAGGTTTGCGGCTAGCGTCTGGTCAGTGCTGTATTGGAGCGTCGCGCCGGTGCCATTGAGCGCAGCACATGCCGCCGCAAGGGAAGCGTAATCTGCCACGTCATAGGCAAGTCCGGAAGCGTCCTTAAACGCAATGTTGTCGATGTCTCCACCAGGGATTGTCGCGCCCGGTATCGGGTCTTGTCCAGGTATGATAGTTGGCGGATAGGTCAGCACCACCCTGTAAAGACCGTCACCAAATAGCTGCGCCGTGGCATTCGCCCCCAGCGTGTAAGGGTTGGCGGCTTCAGTGGTCTTGCCACGGTCAAGCCAGATGGTCTTTGGCGTTGTCGTGCCAGCGGCGTAAAAGAACGCCTGACCACCCACAACCGGCCCGGATAGGGTGCGAACCTGTGCCAGTATGAAATCTATGCTCTGCGCGTATCTTGCCATGTTTACGCTCCGTAGTTTTTATTTGAGCGAAATCTGACCGTCAAACTGCACGTCTATGTCAATCGTCTGATCAGAGTGAGAAGCCTTGGTCTGGCTCACAGGCTACTTCTGTGGGTTGGATGGCTGGGCCGTATGCCAGTACGGCCCGGTCGCTTCTCTTTAGCTTCACTTCTGAATTTTCTTCTGTAGTAACTACTCTGTCTTCACAAATCCTTGCGTTAAAATCTCAAAGTAAAAGGTGCCAGACGTTGATCCTATCGGCGTGGCAACCAAGGCGTTTGCCGATAGTGTCCAGGTAAAACTTGGAAATGATGCACCTGCGCCGCTGACCAGTCCTGTGCTCGCCATCAAAACTACTTGGTCGCCGCCTGCCCCTCGATTGACCAACAATTTATATAATGCCGTATTTCCCGTGTTACTATTGGCGGCATTGTTACGAGCCAAGATCAGCACTTCACCGCCGAAAGTTCCGGTCTGGTTTTGCGGGCTTTTCAGAGTACATACCGTTGTTGCACCCGTGACAGATAAGCCGTGAATGTACTTGGTCAACGGGACGTGGTGTATATAGCCGCCGTTAGCCGAAGTCACGCCATTTGGAAACGAGTTGTACTCGTCTACCAAGTAAGCTCCAACCCCGTCAACCAAAGCGTCTACTGTCGGGTTTGCCGGACTGTGTGAGCGACACCCTTTAGCTAGGACCACGCTAGGTACGGAATCGGAGGCCTTTACCCATATTGCATTGGGATAACCCGCATTGGCAGTGTTATTATTGAACGCCAGTAACCCGTTGATTGTAACCGGGTAGTTTTGACCAAGGGCTGTGCTCGACTCCACCGCTACAGCAGAACGACCATTGCTCTCTGCCCCGCTACCATTCATGACTATGGTTGAGCTTTTTGAGATTTTGTAACCGTGTTGACTGTTTGTGTCGGCAGCACACGCGCTCAAAACCGAATAGGTCGTGTCAAGCAGAGTGTATCCGTTACCCGTGTTGCTGGCGGCATAGCTGTTGTTCAAGTGCAGGGAGGTATGAAATCCGTTGAACTTAAACCCTCCGCCCCCATTGTGTGACGTGAAAACCTGGTTAAAGCTGCCCATGAAGCCACGATCCGCATCCACACCGGCTCCGGTGTTGAAACTGGATCTAACTCTATCCATGTTGAAATGATTCCAACTCGGATTAGAAGGGTTGGTGTTATAGCCTACGAGTCGAACCCCAGCACCTTTGGATTCCCTTACACCTAAATCGTTTATGCCTGCAAAGATCGGGCTGATATACTCCACCCCATTCTGCCCAGCGGGTTGACCGGCAAATGAAAGTGTTGCAGCTTGCTTCCCTGTTCCTTCTAAAGTCACCCCCAAAATATTGTAAATGGAGTCGTTGTCTATTTGCACCGTGCTATTGACCGCGTGATTGCCAGTCCCGATTGAAACCTTCCCGCCAGTATAGATATCATTGGAGGTGTCTGTGGAATCAGCGGCCTTTTTAACGTCATACCCCCACCACTCAGGGCGCGCCTCTTTCAGCCCTGTAACGGTCTGGTTTGTCCCAAAACAGCCATCTACCCCCTCAAACGGTCCCGTGATAGCCACGCTGCCGGAGCCGTTGAGTTTGCCACCGGGGAGGATCTTAACAGCTGGGGCAGACAGCGTAGCCGGGACGGTGGTGTAGACGGTGGAAATCACCAGTTGCGCGCCAGCGGAGACAGCGGCAGCGTCGGCAAGGGCAAGAGTCGCGTAATCCTCGGCGGGGATGCCGTAGGTCAGAGCGTCCCTGATGCTGATATTGTCGCGGTCGTAGACGGTAACGCCGGTGGAAGTCTTGATGACAAAGCGGTAGAGTCCATCACCGTAAAGCTGGGCCGTCCCGTTGCTGTCCAGCGTGTAGGGATTCGCGGCGGGGGTGGTTTTGCCCCTATCGGTCCATATCGTCTTTGGGGTGGTGGTGCCAGCGGCGTATGCGTAAACCTTGCCACCAGAGAGGGGGCCGGATACCTGCCGGACTTGGGATAGAAGGAACTGAATGGACTGCGCGTTTGTCGCAGCGTTGGCCGGTTGGGGAGATCCGCAAGCCGTGAGAAAGGCGGCTATAAGGACATAGGCGAGAAAGCGGTTCATTATGTCTCCTTGGCCGGTGTTCTCCGGCAAAAGGGGTGGTTAAGAGGGGTGATTAGCTTCACATTTGGCTTTTATGGTAGCAAGTTCAGTTGACGTAGTGAGCGTCAACGCCTCCAAACTTGTGGCTATCCGGTCAATTTTGCTATCGGTCTTGTTCCATATCCACGCCAAGACACCGCCGAGTAAGGTGAGTACTGCCCCCAAAAGAGCCGCCGCGCCCGCTACAGCGGCGGCTAGCAGTTGGATAGCCGAGGTTATCACATCGGGGTTGGCTACCCAACTGTAGTCGGGCGCTGGCATTACTTACAGCCCTTCTTTTCACCCTTTTTAACAGGCGGCTTTCCTTTGATCGGCTTTCCCTTCGGCATCTTCATCATGGTATGTCTCCTTTCTGGGTTGGGGTGCAAAATACATTAAAATACGCAGTTATTCAATGACAGACTTGCCCTATGTCAGTTACGCTCTTTCCATTCTTTACCAAGACGTTTCATTGCCGCGCCGTGTGACCCTTCTTCTTTCATATATTGGCTCATTTTTGAGCCTACAAACTCCCGCCAAGTGGACACTGGCTGTTTAGCAGTAACCGATGCCGATTTAAGCAAGTTAAAGCTAGACTGGTTGCGGGCTGGCGCGTCTAGGTTCCCACTGTTAATCCCCGCCATGCGCTGAACCACTGGCCCCGGCTGTACAATGCCACCTTGATTGACACCCATGTCTGAGCGTCTGACCACTGGCCCCGGCTGAGTGATGCCACCCGTGTTAACCTTACCGGCCATAGGATTGACCACGCTTTGCGGCGCTTGCGGTGTAGGTGCTTGCATCTCGGCCCTTTGCTTTGGCGTGTACATCTTCCCAGCGCGGTCGAACATCTTGCCAACAATCTTGTTAGGATCGTTCAGCCGCTTGTAAAAGTTGGCAATGACCTTTGATGCAATGCCGGTTCCAACAGTCGCAGGGTTCATGCTGATAAGGCCGCTAACAACCTGCCCACCGCTGAACACATCCGAAAAGTCAAGCAGCCCCTTTGGGTTTTTCCTAGCGTCAACAATGGCGCGGCGAGAAACATCTTTCTCTATAGTCTTGAGTGCGCCGTATTGATTTTTCAACGCTTGGTATCCCGGCCCCGTGGCTTTCTCTATGGAAGCGTCAAGCCCTTTCCGTAGGTTGTTGACCACCAAAGAATCAATGTAAGCGCGAGAAGCTGTGTCATAAGAGGGGTTTTTGTTGAACGCTTCCAAACTCTGGTTGTACATCGCTATCGCTTCTTGGGCCTCCTGAGCCGTGAACGTGTTAGCCCTGCGCGAGGTGACACCATCCGTTACAGCATTGCCGCCGCTAAACGCCTCTGCTCGTTTTCTGGCATATGCCGCAACGTCTGGAGCAGCTTTTTGCAAGGCGCGGTTGTTGGCTACCGTCATCAATTCTGCCGGTATGGGGGAAAGATCCACAACTGCCCCAGCTTCGCCGGATTGCACCGCCATTTGGTTATATTGCTCGTAGACGTTGCGCTTAGATTGGTCAATGGCTTGGCTAAACTGCCTCAAGTTCTTGGGTAACCCCGGCTGTACTTCCCCAAATTCATCGGTCAACTTCAACGCGCCTTGAGCGTGGTTATCTATGATAGTTTTAACCGCTTGCTGTGCTCTCTTGTGGTACTGCGTGGACTGCGCAAACGTGCGGTTGCCCTCGATGCCGGGGCGTATGCCTTTGTTTATGCCGGTGTCTATAACACCTTCCAAAGTTGACCCTTTGGGTTTTGGAAGCGCCTTAACACCACTCCCCAGCGCCTTGAGAGTAGGCGCAACAGCAAGCGCACTCCCCGCAGGGTCGGTGAGCCACGCCTCCTTAGCACGGTCTGCGCCCATCAAGCCGGTGGGGGCCGTCATTGCCTCTGCAAGTCCCCGCACCGTCTGCCCCGCGTTGCGCTCCATCTGTGGCCCCGGCAAGCCCTGCGGCTGCAAAGAGGACAGCGACCTTACAAGCGGGTCTGTCTGCCCCTTGATGCCCTCATAGACGCCCTTAACCATCTTCGGGCCGAGCTGGGTTATCGACTGCGGCAGAACGCGGCCCATGAAGTCGCCCACTCCGTCCGCTGCGGGAATCTGCACGTTGGGGTTAAACGCTTGGTTGGCTACATCCTTCACCCGCGTCTCTAGTTCCCCTGTCCCTTGCACAAACTCCCGCCGCTTGCGCTCTATCTCCGATCTGTCGGTCACGCGGTTGTCGTAGGAGGGGGTGCCGGTTGCCGCGTATGCCTCCCACGGCTTTTTGGGGGCTGTGTCAGCGTATTTTTCCCAAGGCCCGCCCATTAGCGTTTCACCTTCATCCAGTTGGCTTTATCGGCTGGGTTGCCACCTTTAAACCTGTAACCATCAACCACTGAGCCGGGTTTAGGGCCAGATGGTGAGGCAGGAGGGGGAGACGCCTTAGCCTTTGTTGGTGTATAACCGTATGCGGTTTCAAACGCGCTCACAGCTTCGGGGTGGTTCTTTCTATTGGCTTCAAGGTAAGAGTCCACATGCTGCTTGTACTTTTTCTCGCTGCGGTCAAGGTAGTTGATGACGGATTGCGGGTTGGTGTTGGCCGCAATAGTCCCCTGCTCAAACCGCTTGAACTCTGGCTCCATAACTGCCGCGCCAGACCGCTCTTTGAGGATGATGTTGCGGGCGTCAAAGTACTGTGTCCACCAATCAACAGCCGCCTGATTGTTGCCAAAAATCTTGTTGAGGTTGATCTGAAACTCCCCGATATTCTTAAACGCCGTCTTTGGCATATACTCAGGCTTGAAGCCGGTTTTGAGGGTTGACCAATCATTGTAGATTTCCAGTTTTTGCGAAAGCTTGTCCTGTATGCCGGTTGGCAAGTCCCGCTCCTTCTTCTCCCCTGTGGTCACTTTGACGGTCGTGCTGTTATCCTGCAACACCGGCCTAACCTGCCCCCGGCTGCTTTTCTGCACCATCGCCTTTTTCCCGCCCACGGTCATGAGTTCTGGCGTGCCCCACGTTTCGGGCTGTTCCTTTGGCGTGGTGTCCACAATCTTAATGCTGCCGTCTGCGTCGTGGTATACGGCGCGGTTGGGGATGATCTGCCCGTTAACCTCAAGCGGCATGAAGGTCGCCCCTTCACGGTCTTGAATGTCCTCTGGATTGATCCCCGCCGTCTGGTTGGGGAACATGCGCTGTATCTGCGGCCAAAGCTGCTTCATGGCGGCGGGGTTTTTTGTGTAGGGCTTGACGGTTTCAAAAAACTGCTTCCCTTGGTCGAGTTCCTGCTTTGCCTTGTAATACCCTTGCAAATCTCCCTTGGCCTGGAGCTGTGCTACAGCATCATCGACGCTGAACATTTTGACAGCATCATCAATCCTGCCCTGCGATAGCGCATATTCCGCCCCCGCCTGCGCTCGGGTCTGTCCCGGTGTGGTCGTGGTCTGCACCCTGCCGTCACGGTAAGCGGCCACTATGGGGGAAGATTGAACCTGCGCCAATTGAAACTGCTGGGGCTGCGCTTGTCCCGCCAACATGGACAGACCGAGACGCGGGCTTTCAGGAATCACGCTTGTGGTGGACACCGGCCCCTTGGGGTTAGACATTGCCCCCTGCAAACCGGTCTGGTAGTCGTCCTCGCGCTGAAGCTGCTTGTATTGCAGATCGGCAAGGCGGTTGCCCCGCTCCTGCTGCTGCGCTTGCGCTTGCATTTGCCGATTTTGCATAAGAATGTTAGCAAGACGGTCAAATCCTCTGTCTAGTGCTGTCATCTAGGCGTCCCCCCATAAGCTGCGCCAGCCGATGCCGCGCCCAGCCCTATTGCCAGTGGCGAATAGTCGGTATACAGACCGCCCCTTGCCGTGTACAGGTTGCCAAGGGAGTTTGCTGCGTTGGTGTTGACCCCTGCAATCTGGCCCGCCGCGTTATTACCGGATGCCGCAACGTTGCTGTTAGTACCGCTGCCAAAGCCTGCGAGAGTGGCGAGGCGATTGACGCCTCTGTCATACTCGTTCCCGGCGAAGTCGGCTTTTGCCTGCATCCCGTAGGTGCTGTTGTTTCTGCCGAGAGAACGCAACGACCTATCAAGCTGCTTGTTCCGCCACTGAAAACCGGGATCTTCTTGCAGGTTGAATTGCGCGGTCATCTGCGGCGGCTTGTCAGTGTACGATCCATCAGGGGCGCGGTACAGTTGTAGCGTTGGCCGCGTCCCTTGTGCAGAAGGGTTCCGCAGATTGGCAAACACGCTCCCGCTTTGGGCTGGCCTGTCACCGTACACGCTCGACATAGCGGCGGCGTAGTCGGGATCAAAAGATGTAATTCGCTGATAGCGAGGGTCGGAATACTCGACCGGCCCGCCCAGGATAGCAGACTGGTACATAGGCAGAGCCGAGAGCGAGGGGGTAATGAACGGCATCTGGTCTTGCCGACCTGTGCTGTACATGTCCCGGATGGTCTGGTTAGACGCACCGGCCATTTCCTTTTGAGCATCAATTGCGTTCTGGTTTTGCTCCAGCGCATCGTCTTTACCGGACAGCCCTAGAAAACTGTCAATCGCGTCAAAAAGCCCCATGTGTCACCTCTATTTGGTCAATATCTGTCTGCTGCCCACAGTATCCAGCTCATAGTGAAAGTGCAAAGCCCTTAAAACGGGGTCAACGGAGGGGGCCGTGCCGGTGCTTGCTACGCGCTTGATCCTTGCCCCTACAAGCCGCGCAATGGCTACAACGGTAAATGTGGTTATGTCCGTCCGCTGAACCGTGTTAACATCGCTGTTTGCCGGAATGACCGCCTCAATGCTTGCTGTGACGGTTGCAGGAAGCGCCCCGCTTCCAGGCTCGACATCGTATTCCAATTCCCATCCAACCGTTCTATCTGAAGCGTCATTGCTTCTACTTAGCCAGTGGATGTGGAATGTCGCTGTAGACCCTACCTTCGAATCGTGCTCCTGCTCTTGAGGGTCGAAATCGTGGACATCGTTAACAGCAAAGGCGTAGCCCCGAAGGTTGCCGTTGTATGTGACAAGCGTGGGATTCCCCGCTCCGGTGGTTTTTGGCGGGGCCATCGGAAACATCACGTCTTTCCAGACCGTAGCCGCACCGTTGAAAACAGCAGTCCCGTCTGCTTCAAAAGTTGTGTTGTCAGTTTCCGTGCCAAGAATCAGTGGTGTTACAGCCCTCTGACCTGCCCTCCCGGCCAATAACAGATATTGAGTGTGGTCGTCATCCTCAAGACCGTCCAACATGGCATGGTCGGTGCCGTGTGGGTTGCCATTGGTAATTTCGACGTGATCCTGCCAAACCTTTCCATCGGCGTTGGAAATGTGCTTGTTCTGAGTGGTATCGGTGCCGGAACTCCATCCGAGGATACTTTGCAACATGGCATGGGTGCGGTTTTCTATGTCCGACAGTTTTGAACTGCCTTTGTTGATGATCCCCCATGCTATGCCACCTGAAAAAGACAGCACCCTCTGCACCTGTTGCAGCCACCGTTCCCACTGAGAAGACATGCCGCCGCGTGAGTCGATTAACGGCTCTCTGGGTACGGGCGGCAGCGTAGTTTGGGGGTTCTCTCCAGCCATTTACGCCTCTTTGGTCAAGGGCTTTGCAACCATTGCATCCATCTCCGCGTGGACGGGGGCTATTATCTTGCCAGCCAATTCCCGCAAAAACGCCGCTGCACCGTCAATGGTCATCCCTTCTCCAATAAGCATGTCAATTATCTTGTCTGCAATTACTTCCTGTCCCATGACTGCCTCCCTAGTTGCTCTGCCCCTCAAATTCTTCAGTCACGCCGTTTAGCACGAATCCCGCCTTACCTCTCCGCACGTCATAGCGGTAGCAGTTGCACCGCTTCTGCCGGTGGACAGCGCCCCATGTGATATGTCCTGTCCTCACTGCTGCGCGGAATATCTCGCCAGCGTCGGAAAGGTCGGAGTAAATGAACTCGCTTTGGCGGCTGCGGTATAGACCGTTCTGCCTAGTGACCGGAAACGTACCGTACTGCCCTGTTAGCCCTAAGTTGATAGTGCGCCCCGGCTTCCACTCCTTCTTGCCGTTGTCGCGCCACCTGTGGACGAATACGGGCTCTTCTGCCGTCTCGCTCGGCTCTACCAGTTTGTAAATCTTGCCGTCACGCCCACCAATCAGCCGCAAACCCCACGGCTCAGCGTAGGTAAAGGAATTGCCACGGTATGCGCCATAAACGCCATTGGTTGCATCCCATTTGCCAAGGATGATCCAGGCTTTGGTTTGCAGATGGTAGAAAAGGGTGATCGTCTCGTAAAACTGTTCATCCACCACGGCGTTAGTGGTCGGGAAAGTGATTGCATAGCCGTTCTGCCCCCGAAAGGCCATGATGAAGCCGAAAGCATCGTCTACCCGCTCAAACGCCTCTATCGGGATGTCCACCGGGAAGGAAACAATTTGGGGAGATCCGCCACCCTTGAGCTGCACAACCTTACGCGCACCGGCCACAACCGAAATGTAATAGATGTTTTCACCGTCAAACGCACATGAACCAGCGGCGGGAGTACCAAACTGCTGGCTTGCATTCTTGTTGACTGAAAACGGGACAGTGCCATCGATGTATGACACCTCTACCGTCTGAGCGCCGATGTTGTAAATCTGCTCATACGCGACGATCAAGGCTTGCAAGGCGTCGGGCCGGGACTCGTTGTTGTAGACCTCCCACGTAGCGTAGCTGTTGTCTTTGTCATCGCTGTAGTGCGTGTCACCGGCAACCGCGCCCAAAGCATCGTCACCCTTTGCCATGAGATACCCGCCGATATACGCTAGGCTTGTCACGTTCACAGGGGAAGTCGCACCTAAATCTGCTGCCGTGAGGCCGGTAATCTTGTGTATCTTAGAGTTAGCGGCAAAGAACACGTTATCGCCATTCTCCGCAAAAGTTGGTATCGCATCAGCGTCAAACGTAGCGCCAGTTATCTCCTCCAGTGCGGCATCGGGTGCAGTCTGCTGCCAGATCCTGCCAGCGGCTACCACGAACAGCCGAGTGTGATTCGTGCAGAAAAAAGCCCACGTCTTCGCCCCACCTTCACCGGTATCTGCGTACAGTTCATGCCCCGGCACAGTGCGGAAAGCCCCGCCGCGATCAAGATAGCCGTTGATGAAGGATATGGCGCTGCCGTCTTTGGCCGTGGTATCGTCAACGTCAAGCGTGACGCCCTTGCCTATGGGAAGGGGGCGGATGGTCATATTCACACCACCATGCAAGAGGTCGCGCGCTGCCCCTTGGTGTAAGCTGAGTTGGCAACGAGGTATTTCTTTTCTGCGATGATAAACTGCCGCTCCAGATCCTGCCGTGTCCTGGCATCCATGCCCGACTTGAACCCGTAGCGGTGAGCAAGACCGAATGTTAGCATCTCGATTGCCGAAGAAGGGAAATCAAAGGTCTGTTCCGGTTCGTCAATGTCCTGGTACTGCCGCACCTTGCCGTAAACCACCTCATAAACAGCATCCGGCACAGGGTGCAGGTAAAGTACTCCCGCCTGTTTATCGTGGTAGAAGTGCGACGGCCTGCCCTGCGCGGCCTTGTCCACCTTGGCATCGTATTGCTGCTTGGTGATAGGCGACACCACAGAATCACCACCCGCCGTGTTGACCGTCATGCCGTCAACCCCTAGCGCGTCCGTGGCATAGCTGCCGGTGCCTGCGGCGGTGTCAAAGGTGGTCCGCACTATGACGTTAACATCGGTCTTGTTGGCGTTAAGCGCCTTGATGAGCGTGTTGAGACTGCGCCCCGCCGATGCAAACACAGCGGGGTCGTTCTCGCCGTACACGTCCGAGCCGCACATCTCCAGCGCGTCTTGGATAACCTGCGCCCGGTTGGGCGCGTATGCCGTGGTTCCACTGGTGGTCATTCGCTTTTAGCCGGACGCCCCGGCCCCCTTTTGGGTTCCTCCACGAAAACCTCGCCCGCCTCATAGTGCGGGTGCAGTTTGGTCTGGTATTCAGCCTGGTGCGCGGGGATAGCAAAGAACTGCCGCCCGTCTTCGTCGCGTTGCACAGGTTCACCGGCAAGGGACACTCTGTCATCTTGGTTATCCAGCGGCTTGTAAAACTTGACCTTGGTCTTGTTGGAAATGGCGTTGATCTGTTCTTGTAAACTCATTTGTGTTTTCCTCCAAAGGATTGGACATTGCGAGCAAAGGTTTTGTTTACCACTTTGTACTGTGGGTTGCGCTCCAACCATTGGAAAAACAACTGCGGATCGTCCATGATGCCGGAGCGCTGGAGGTTCAGGTATGTGGCAAGGTCTATTGTGGCAGCGGGTTTGATTGTCTGCCGCCCGCCCCATATTTCGTCTGTGTACTTCCGCGTCTCGTGGTTGGCTTCCAGCACGGCGGATATGTCCTGCGTGTGCTGGATAATCAGCTTTTCGTCCACGTTCCGCACGTCTGTCAAAACTAAATCGCTCAACCGTTCACCTCATGAACAGAGGGGGCCGTTAGGCCCCCAATGCGTTAGTTTTCGGTCCAGTTGAACCAAGCCTTGATCTTTTGGCCAGAAGTTGCGGCGGTCCATTTGAGCCGCACATAGGCAACGGCATCGGACCAGGTAAACTGATTGTTGGCGGTCAGCGATGCGGCGGTCTGTGCGTAATCCCCTGCGATG